TGCGATTCCTTTCTAAAGACTCTGAGGGGTAGAGGGCTACTACCCCTCAGAGCGACTTAGTTACCTAGTTTTTATTAAGTTAGGTTGAACTTACGAACACCCTTACCTGACTTAGCAACATAGATTGCTAGGTATCCGTAAAGGTTGATCTCAACTTCGCCTGAAGTCAAAACATTAACGCGAAGCTGTGTTGTAGGTGATTCCCATGTGTACACAGATGCTGGAGCAACTAGGAACGCTGAGTTGTCCACTACACCTGAAGTTGTGATGTTGTGATCAACGATCAAGTCAGTTCCCAAGATTCCACCGCGAACAGAAGTTGCTACGGCTTGTCCTGCTGCGTTGTATGTTGGTCCCTGTGCTGAGTAAAGTGGGCGGCCTGTTGAGTCAGCGTATCCTGTGATCGCTGCCCACTGGTCTGTTGATGCTACAAGCTTGTTAGCAAAATCTCCGCCAGTTCCCTTGTATGCTGCTGCGCCTTCTACAGAAATGAATGACTGTAGTCCCGCTGCTGTTGCTGCTGTTGTAGCAGCAGTTGTGCCTGATGAAGTGAACGCTGCAATCAGAGCCTTGTCTGTTGCTGCTTCATACGCCTTGCGTAGTTCCGTCATCATAAGCTCCATGAAGCTTGGGCTTGATCGGTCGATGAGCTCAAATGAGACGCGTTGTAAACCTGAAAACTTGTTTACATCTACTGTGTCGTATGCAGATGTCATACCTGTCTCAGATGGTGCTGAACCTTCGTTTGTGTCTGCAACTGTTGGTGCAACATCTGGAGTTCCAGCGTTTGTGTAGAGGCGTGGAACTGTGAAAGACATGCCTGACTCAGTTAGAGCAGAGCGTGTTACTGCTTCAAATGCTGGGCGACCTGTGAATGTATCTGTGATGAATGTGTTTAGGTGTGGTGCAAGTGTCAAGCCTGTGTTAGTCGATGTTGAGTCATCCGCTGCGCGAACTACGCGGCGAGCTTCGTCATCACCAAGTGCTGCCTTGATGTTTGCTTCTAGGTACTGTGCGCCTGTGATAGGTGCAATGCGCTCGCGCACATGTGTAGTTGCTGTCACTACAGTTGGGCGAGCAGCTTCAACCGCTGCTGCTTCTACTGCTGGTGCTGCAACTGTCTCTGGAGTATTCTCCACAGCTGTCTCGCTTTCTGTTGGTGTGATTTCTTCTTCTACTGCCTCTGGAGTTTCCTCAGCAGCTACATCGAGAACCTGAGCAGACTTAAATGCTGGCTCGGTTACCAATGAAACCTCTAAAAGTCGAGCGGCTGAAACATGCATAACGCCACTCTTAACTTTTGATGTAATTACTTCTACGCCTACACTAAGACCTGCAACCAAGCCTTCTTCAGCCATAATTAAACTTTGTGTTCCCTTGTCGCTCTTGCTAACAGAGAAAGTTGCATAAATGCCATCGTTGGCAACTTCATTGAAATAAGTTGCGCGACCTCGTGGGTCTTTTGTATTGTGCTGATTGAGAAGTTTTACCTTCTTAGGATCTTCTGGCAATGCAATAGATCCATTCTCGAATACAACTCGACCAGCAGAAGTGTTACCCACTTCACCAGTTCCGATAGGTACGATTTTGCCAGAGATTGTGCGTTCTTCTACATTGGCAGTTAGCTCAGATGAGAATGTAAGAATCTGCTTATCCATTAAGCAATTCCCTCGCTTCCGTTTGGTGATAGGTGTTCCATTTCCATTGCTTGCTCGACTGTGATCAAGCCAAGTGCGAGCATCTTTTCAATAACTAGCAAGCGTTCCATTGCATCTGTCTTTAAGAATGAAGAATCGACATCAAAACGCACAGCATTTCCGCGAGCGGTGATGTCATCCATGCTGAGCCTGTCCTGAATAGCATTGACATAAGGTGCAAGGCTGTATGAGTAGAACTGCTTGCGCTCATCTAATACATTGGCATAAGTCATTGAGTTGTTTGCTTCTGCTGATAATAGATAAGCAGGGATGTTGCATAAACGAGAGATTTCAGTTGCTAAGAACTGTTGTGCTTCGTCATACATCATGTCTTTAGGTGAGAATGATGCTGGCTGATACTCAAGAGTGGAAGTTAAGTAAGCAGTTGAACGATTTGTGCGAGCGTTTTTCCATGCAGCTAACAAGCCTTGAACTTCTTTAGGGTCTAGGTCTGCGCCATTGTTACGAATAACTCCAGATGGCATTGGTGTTGCTGCTGCAACTACTGCTGCTTTGCGTAAGTCAATTGCTGCGCGAATTGTCTCTGCTCCGCGTTCTAAAATGCCTTCATCAAATGCTTGAAATGTAACAAGTGATCCAACGCCCCATTGTGGACGAGCTACAGCATCAACATAGTATTGCGTAACTTTTGTGCCATAAAGATCTGTTTCAAAAGTAACCTTGACGTTAGGAACCCACTCAAAACGAGAAGGGCGTCCATCTTCTGCATACACTTCTGTAACTTCCCAATAAGCAACGCCATACATGAGAAGTGAATCAACAGTCCATGCCATAGTTACTGAACGCGGCTGGTTGATTGAAGGCTGATCAACCCAAACAGGGTTGCCTAGTTCTTCGCCAGTTGATTTGCGATACAAGTTAAGTGGAAGATCTGCAACAACTCCAGCAATAAGATTGCGGCATCGAGCTACAGAGGGAACTGACATTGCTTCATTGCGTGAGACGCGAGGCAGGATGTAGTTGTAAAGCGAGTTGAGATTCTCGCCCATAATTTGAGGGGCGTATTGCGCTAAAAGCGATGAACGCTTATCGTCATTAGAGATTGCTTCAGTTTTGCGAAATAGACCCATAGACAGAAAGTGTAGCATTTGTCAAGCAATTAGACAATGTGCTATGGGCGTGTCTAAGTATAAATCTGTGGCTTTGGTTGAGGGATCATCAACTTAGAAACTACCATCGCCAAACCGATAGGGGCTGAGATGTCTCCTGCTGACTTTCGCTTAATAATGCGCCAAGCAGAGTCATTGACTTTAGCTGCGCAGTTGTTCATCTGCTGGATCAACTCTGTCTGTCCATTGTGGACTACGCGGGCATTAACCAAACCTTCTAAAAGGTCTCCGCAGGCTTTGTAGAACTGTTGCCCTGATACATCTTCCACAACCACGCCAGAGTTGGCAAGCCTGTCGGCAATTGTTTGCGTGGCGTACTTGTCAAAGCAGACTAGGCGCGGTTTATAGATGTCACACCACGATTTGATTGAAGCAGCCATTTTTAACTCGTCAATAGCAACTTGCGAGCTGTAGGTTTCTAGGATCCCAATGCCGATTCTGCCATCTGGCAATAATTGACCTGCAACGAGTGAGCCATTGCGCCTTGTCGGGCTTACATCGAACCCGAAAACTGTATAAGCACCCACCGACATTTCTAGGGTTGCATCTGAGGTATCTTCAAGCACTCCGTGAGGCCAAGGTGATGACAAACTGTCTATCCACTGACAAAGTGTCTCCGTGCGCGTATTTTCAATCGGAGAAGTAGCAATCGCTTCTTCAATAGCCTCTTCGGTAATGGTGTATCCGAGAGCTGGGTTAGCCATAGTCCATGCATTGCGATCATCTATTTTGCAGTATTGAGGGGCTGAGTACTCATAGAATCCGAAAGACTTGGGTGGATAGTCCATTGCCCGCTCTCGGAGATCATTGAGTACAGTGCTGAAAGCGTCTCCTGCATTCGAGGTAAGAAGTGTCTGAGAGTTTGGGTGAGCTCTAGTTGTAGGAGTAGCAGCTCTGTATCCTTCTTCGCTAATTTCTCTGAGTTCGTCAATGTAGAGAAGTCCATTGACTGAACGGCCTCGACTGCCGTCTCTAGTCGCTGCGACAACATCGAGACGCGCTCCAGATAGCATTTCAATTGACTCTGTGCCGTTAGCGTGTCTGATTTGCTTGACGAATCCTTTAAGGTGGTCATTGGTCTCCAATAGGTGAGTTACTTGTCTGAAGGTGTCTAAAGCCATGCTTCTGTTAGAGGACATGATGAGGACATTGGTATTCCACTTTAGAAGGTGCGCCAGAATGAGCATACGCGCTAAATGGGTCTTTCCATTTTGTCGAGCTACAAGAATCAGGTTTGTCTTACGAATCCACATGCCCTTCTTGTCCACAGTGAGCATGTCTTTGAGAACAAACTCCTGCCACGGCAGTAAAGGCATCTTTACGATCTCACAGAGATCTTTAACATCCTGCAGCTTAGATTCGCCCTTAAGAAGTGGGCTGTGGACTCGTGGTTTTGTTGCCCCTCGGAGCGGTCGGGATCGTTTGGGTTTATTTGTCATCGACTCGGACTAGGTCGGGTCTTAAAC